CCGCCACCGACATCGCCCGCAAGGCCGAAGGCGACGCCCAGGCCGCGCGGATCACCGGCCGCGCGCAGGTCCGCATGGACGCCAAGCGCGAAATCCTCGCGCTGATCGAAACCGTCAAGCGCGCCGGCGGCAACGTCGAAACCGCCGTGGTGGACTACGGCGCCGGCCGGCTCGAAGCCAGCCCCGACACCCGCGCCGTCTTTCCCTCCGTCAGCATCCCCAGCGTCTATCTCTGGTTCCGACAACTCCATGGATACGGCCTCGCGCGCCTCGCCGGCCGCTACGGCAACCGGCGCGGATCGGGAATCATCGACACCCATCCGGAACTCGCCGCCGCCTTGCGCGCGTTCCTGCTCGAATACCCCCACGCCCACGCCAAGCACGCCCACGAATGGCTGCACGCCAGATACGCGCTGGACTGGGATGCCCTACCCGCCGACATCGCCGGCGATGGCCCCATCCCCATGCCCGGCATCAGCGCCGTGGGGCGCTGGATCACACGGTGGAAGCAGGACAACGCCGAGCTGTACACGCTCCTCGGCAACCCGGACCTCTGGAAAAATAAATACATGATCGGCTGGGGCGACATGAGCGAGTGCATCATCCGTCCCAATCAAGTCTGGGAATTCGATTCCACGCCCGCCGATGTGATGCTCCAGGACGGACGGCACAGCATCATCGGCGTCATCGACCTCTATACCCGCCGCGTCCAACTCCACGTCAGCAAAACCAGCCGATCAGCGGCGGTGGCGCACGTCTCGAAGCGCGCCTTGATGGGCTGGGGCGTACCGGAAATCGCCAAGACCGACAACGGCCAGGACTACGTCTCCAAGCATATCAGCCGCATCTTTCAGGCGCTGGGGATCGAGCACCAAATCAGCGCGCCGTTCTGCCCCTGGCAAAAGCCCTTCATCGAGCGGTTTTTCCGCACCTTCAGCCACGATTTGCTGGAGCTGCTGCCCGGCTACATCGGCCACAACGTCGCCGACCGCGAAGCCTTGCGCGCCCGCCAGCAGTTCTCGGATCGCCTGTTCGTCAAGGATCGGACCGTCGAACTGCCGGGGGTGACCGCCGCCGCGCTGCAAGACTTCTGCGACCGCTGGGTCGCGGGCTATCACAACCGTCCCCATGGCGGCTTGAAAGGCCGGACCCCGCAACAGCGCATCGACGCCTGGCCGACCCCGCTGCGCGCCTTGCCCGACCCGCGCGTCCTCGACCTGTTGCTGCTCGAAGCGCCCGGCGGCGACGGCTGGCGCACGGTCACCAAAGCCTACGGCGTGCGCGTCGATACCTTCGAGTACATGGCGGGGGAATTGGGCCTACATGTCGGCGAGCGAATCCGGGTGCTCTACGACCCGGAAGACGCCGCCCACGTGCACTGTTTCGACGGGCGCGGCGGGTTTATCGCCCGCGCCGAATGCCCGGAACTGACCGGCACGCCCCGGCAAGCCCTGGCCGCCGCCGCCAAAACCGCGCAACTCCAGAAAATGCACGACCAAAAGCGCGCGGCGCGCCGCGAAGCCAAGACCGTCTCGACTCGCGATGCGCTGGAGGTGTTGTTGGCCCAGCGCGAGGCCGCCGCCCCGGTGGTTTTCCCGCCCGTCATCGCCCCCTACACCACCCCCGCCGTGGCCGGCGCCGTCGCCGCCCTGGCGGGAGAAACCGCGCTCTCGGGCGGCGAAATCACGCCCGAAACCGTCCGCGCCGCCTGGGGCGATTTCGCCGCGATGCCCGCCATCGAACCGCCCGCGCCCGCGCCCGCGCCGGCGGGGAAACGCCGCGACTTCGACTCCATGGACGAGGCCATGCGCGCCATGGTCGATCAGGAACTGGGCCAAGGTCAGCCCCTGGAGGACGACGACATCGCCTTCGTGGCCGAGTACTACCAAGAAACCAAAAGCACCCGCATTTTCGAGAACTCGATGAGCGAGCGGTACGGAGCGGAACGCTTCCGTGCCTGGAAAAAAGCCACCTTGGCCAAAGCCCAAGGCGCCCAGCAAAAAACCGCGTAGGAGCACGACATGACGACCGAAACCTTGGTGACGGATTGGTTCGAAGCCGGGCAAGCCGCCTGGCGAGAGGGGAAAAAGCGCACCGACTACCCCTTCAAGAAAGCGCTGCGGCGCTATGGCCTGGATGCGGTGTGGCAAATCGGCTGGGACACCGGCGCCATGCTGCACGCCATGGAACAGGGGGCGCGCTCAAAACGCGAGGATCCAAACCCCTATACCGATCCCGAACTCGCGTCCAGTTGGGCGCGGGGATGGAATGCGACCCACGGCCTGGCGGTCGTCGGGCGCGAGAAGAACCCGGAGGGTGCCAACAACACCCGCCCGGGCCGTATCTGAAAACCAAAAGGAACCTTCAGCATGAAACCGAGAATCGCCCCTGTCAAGAACGTCCAGCGCTTGCTGGATGCCTACGCCGCCGTCGAGCAACGCACGCCCGGCGCGGACGGGATGGTCCTGTTGTACGGCGCCACCGGTGCGGGGAAAACCACCGCCCTGGTGCATTTGCTCAACGCCACCCACGGCATCTACGTCGAAGCGTCCCCCGCCTGGACGCTGGGCAGCATGTACCGCGCCATCGTCGCCGAAATCGGCGCCGAACCGCGCGGTCGCGCCGCCGATCTGGAGCGCTATATCGTCGATCACATGGGCACGCAGACCCGACCGCTCTTCGTCGACGAACTCGATCACCTCCTGCTGCCGGGGGCCAGCACCTCCTTGCGGATGCTGGAAGCCCTGCGCTCGATCCACGACAAATCGAAGATGCCCATCGTGATGGTGGGCATGGACAAAATCGAGCAGAAAATCAAGCTGCGCGAACAACTGGCGCGCCGGGTCTTTCAGTGGGTCCAGTTCACCGACCTGGATCGGGACGACGCCCGCGTCGTCGCCGACACCCTCAGCGACATCCCCGTCGCCGACGACTGGCTGGATGCCCTGTTCGTCGCGACCAAGGGGCGCATCAGCTACATGAGCATCAATATCGCCGCCGCGCGGCGCCGCGCCAAGGCCAGCCGCTGGGAGGTCATCGACCTGGAGCGGTGGGGCACCAAGCTCTTCGTGGTGGGGCGGTGAACCCGTGGCCCGGCTCGCTGGCAGCCTCACCCAAAGCCATCGCGTCACCGTCGCGCGGCAACGCGCCTGGAACGCCATCCGCATCTTCAAAGTGTTTCGCGCATCGGAGATCGCCGCTGGCGCCGACATCAACGAGGCCAACCTCCAGAAGTATCTGCTCGCCTTGCAGCGCGCGGGCTATCTGCGCGTCGAGCGACCCAAGCAAAACGGGAAAAGCCTCGGGCACGTCGTCTGGCGCCTGGTGGACAACACCGGCCCGCAGTGCCCCATCGTCCGACAGGAAGGCGTGTATGACCCCAATCGGGACCAAGTTCGATCCTACCGAGAGCCCGCCCGCGACGGAAACGCCGCCGACGCCAAGGTCAATGCGGGGAGAACCGACGACGGGAGAGCCGACGATGACGGAACCGGATTGGCTGATCGCGTTGCGTGAAGCCTGCGCCCAGACCAGTCAAGCCGCCGTGGCCCGCAAGTTGGGTGTGTCCCCGGCCATGATCAGCCAAGCGTTAAAGGGGGTTTACAAGGGCGATATCGCGCGCTTGCAGATCCTGGTCGAGGGCGAACTGATGGCGCAAGTCGTGGATTGCCCGGTGATCGGCCCCCTCCTCAAGCATCGGTGCATGGACCATCAGACCCGCGACCGCCGATTCGCCACGGCCAACCCGCTCAAGATGCAGCTCTACCGCGCCTGCCGCTCCGGCTGCCCGCATTCCAAACTGTCGAAGGAGTATTGAGATGCACATTTACACGATGCCCGACCATCTGGACCGGCCGGACCCTGCGCCATGCCATCGCCCCTGCCCGGAACTCACCGCCGACGATGGGGGGCATGACGCGGCTCCGCGCACGGTGACCCTCGATCTGCGGGTGACCGTGCCAGCGGGTACCCCCATGATCGACTTCGCCCGCGCCCTGAGTCAGCTCGCGCTGGCCGTCAACGGCACCTGGGTCCACCGCGCCGTGCCGGGTTTGCCCCGAGGTCGCTTCGACGTGGAGGGCCAGCCATGAGCGCGCCAGTGATTTATAACGAAGACGATAAAGCCTTACCCTTCGCAGACTACCTGTCAGCCGCTCCCTCCGTCCTGACTACCGAGCCGTTTTTCCTCGGCAGCATCGACACCCAGCAGCGCGGCGTGCCCGGCGACATCAGCCTGGATGTGCATCTGGCCACCGACGGCGCCTGGCTCGAAGTCGGCCCACTGCGCTTCAATCGCCGGGCCACGCTGCGCTTGCACAAGCTGCTGGACATCGCCGCCACCTGCATCACCGCCCGCCCCGCTCCTGTCCCCACCCCCGAATCCGGGCGCGGCATCGCCGGTTGGGGCCTCGCCCGCAGCGCCGCCGAGCTGTCCGACAGCGGTTTGAGCGAAGGGGAGGGCCGGCCATGAACAAGCGCCTGGATCATCAACTCGACGCGGTATGCCGCACGGTCCGCCAACTCCGGGCGATTCAAGTGCGGGTGCATCGAGTCATCATCGACGCCCAATCCGCCCGCCCGGTCATCGAAACCGGTACCGGCCCGTTTGACTGGGTCTGCGAGGATTGCGGTCACGATTCCGGCGGCCCGTACTGGAACTACAGCGCCCGATTCAACGGCATCGAACTGCGCCGCACCGTGCGCGACCGGGGGGCCAGTCATGGCGCGCGATAAGCGGTTTCACCACGACTGGACCCCAGAGATGGACGCCGCGCTGATCGAGGCGTATCGCACCCGCCGGAAGTCCGCGCTGAAAGTTTTGAGCATCGACTGGGGCATCCCGCAGAGCACGCTCCAAAACCGCGCGGTGCACAAGCTGGGGGCCATTCCCTTTCGGACGCACTCGCGCGTGCTCTGGACCGACGCAGAAGAGACGTTTCTGGTCCGTTACGGCCACGAGCGGCCGGCCGATATTCAGCGCCGCCTGCGGGAGGCCGGCTTTCGGCGCGGGCTCAAGGCGGGCCTGCTCGCTGCCACGGTCATGACCCCCAACAACCCCCAAGCCAAAAACTACCGGGTGAAGCCCCAGGCGCTGCGCCTCTTTTGTCTGGCGCACACCCAACGCTTGATGCAGCTGCACCCCGACATCGTCTGGTACACCGACCTGATTTGCGGCGGAAAAAGGCCCGCGCCGCCGAGCACGCTACTCCCGCCGGTCGATGACCGCGAATACCCCCTGCATCTGGAGACCGCTCATGCCGCTTAAGCCTGCCGTCACCCCACCGCCCCGCGCCAATGCCGAGCACCAAGCCTACGCCGCCGCCGTGCGGCGCCGACATCGCGCCGACAGCATCGCCCGGATTTGTGCCCGCATCGATGCCGGTGAACTGGGCGGGCTGCCGGATGTGTTTTTGATCGTGCTGGAACTCGCCATGGACCGCGATATGAGCAGCATCGGGCGCTACGCCCGCTGCCCGGGTTACCTGTTTACCACCCCTGAAGCTGGAGCGCTGAGCAATGACTAACGATAGCCCCATTGACCTGACCCTCACCCGCGCCGACCTGACCCAGGCCATGGTGCACGCCGGATTCGGCTCCAAACGCCAGGCGGGGGAGTTCATCGCCGTCCTGTTCGACTGGATGAGCACCGCCCTGAGCGCGGGTGAGGCCATCCACCTCAAGGGCTTTGGCCACTTCGAGGTGGTCCCGACGGCCGAACGCACCGGGCACAACCCCAAGACCGGCGAGCCGATCCCCATCCCCGCCGGCCGGCGGGTGCGCTTCAAACCCAGCAAGTTGCTACTGAAGAACGGGGAGGTATCGTCATGAGTCTGGCCGCCCGGCGCCTCAAGCTCGACGCCACCCCGCATCCGGTCCCGCAAACCCAGGACGACGCTGTGGCCGCCATCGCCGAGATCGGCGTCCACCAGCGCGAGCGCACCCGCATCGAAACCTTGATGAACGATGAACTGGCCAAGATTCGGGAGGGCTTTGAGAAGCAGGCCGCCCCGCATCAGGAGGCCATCAAGGAGTTGCAAAAAGGCGTGCAAATCTGGTGCGAAGCCAACCGCGAGCGGCTCACCCAAGGCGGCAAGGTCAAGTACGCGCACCTGGCCAGCGGCGAGGTGAAATGGCGGATGACCCCGCCCAAGGTAGTGATCCGCGCGGTCGAGAACGTGCTGGACTATCTGAGGATGGCCGGTCTGGATCGGCTGATCCGCACCAAAGAGGAGGTCAACAAGGACGCGATTTTGGCCGAACCGGAAGCGGTGGCGAACATCAAGGGGATTTCGATCACCCAGCGCGAGGAATTCATCGTCGTGCCGTTTGAAACGGCCCTGGAATCCGTCTCCTAAACGCGAAACCGCCCCGGTGGGGGCGGTCTGCCGGCGGTGGTGCGCCGGTACTGATGAGCAGCCAGAGAGGACCCAGGCCATGAACTTCGAATCCCCTCGCACCCGCGAGATCAAAAAAATCCACATCGCCCAGCGCGATCTAGCCCTCACCGAGGACACCTACCGCGCCCTGCTGGAGCGGGTCACCGGCCAGCGCTCCGCCGCCGACCTGGACGCCAAGCAGCGCCGCGCCGTCATCGACGAATTCTACCGGCTGGGCTGGAAGCCCAAAACCCACCGCAAGCCCGGCCAGGTCCCGGCCCGCAAGGCCCCACTGATCGGCAAGATCGAGGCGCTGCTCGCCGATGCCAGCCGCTCCTGGGCCTACGCCGACGGGGTCGCCCGCCGGGTCTGCAAGGTCGATAGCGTGCGCTTCTGCGACGAGAATCAGCTCCGCAAGGTCGTCGCCGCGCTGATGATCGACCAGCGCCGCCGCCGTGCCCGCGCCGAACAACCCACCCCGCCGGAGGTCGCATGAACCCGTTCCCTTTGATCGATCCCCGCCTGCAACCGCATCTGGAGGCGCTATTCGCCGTCGTCGATGAAGTGCTGGAAGACTGGGCGTGCAACGACATCGAGAACGGCGACGCCATGATTAACTGCGAGTTGCTGTATGAATTGAACGCCGCCCTTGAGGCGATCCGGGAGAATCTGGAGCCGGGGGAGTTGTTGTCATGATCGATTCGGCGCAACTGGAAGCACTCAAAAGACTGCAATCCCTTTATCATGCGGCTTATGTTTTGCGGGACATGGGCGAAGAAAAATATCGGCTCGCGGAAGGCGCGCGCCTTCGGTCTAGCCGCAGGGCCAGCATCATCCTTCAAGCGCGCGAGGCGTATGCGCGAGCCGAGGCCATCTGGCCGGCTGGGAAGCCAAAGCCGAGCTTTAGGAGCGTTTTATGCGCCTGAGCTGTCCTGCCTGCGGCGCCACTCACAGCCTGGAATCCCTGCTGGCCGACAGCCACGCCCGCGCATCCGTCGCCACCGCCCTGGCCTTGCCGGCCGGGCTGGCGGACCGGGTGTTGCGCTACCTCAGCCTGTTTCGTCCGCCCCAGCGGGCCCTCGCCTGGGACCGCGCCGCCAAGTTGCTGGCCGAACTCAACGCCGACATCGCCGCCGGTCAAATCAAACGGGACGGGCGCATCTGGGCCGCGCCGCTGGACTATTGGATGCAAGCCCTGGACGCCACCCTCGCGGCCCGCTCCAATCTGGTTTTGCCGCTGAAGAATCACGGCTACCTGTATGCGATCATCGCCGGGATCAGCAGCGGCGCGGAAGCCCGCGCGGAAGACGCCGAGGAGGCCCGTCGCCACCGTCCGCGCGAGGGCCGGCCGGCGATCTTCTGCACGCCGCCCGGCCCGCCGCCACCGGCGGAAACGCGGCGGCCCGTGCGCACCCCGCCCCCCGAGGAATTCCACGCTCTGTTGGGCAGGCTGGCGGCCAAAACCGCGATGGGGGGACGCCATGGCTCCGGCGACTAAAGCCACGGCCTTGTGCCCCGACTGCACGGGCCTCATCGTGCGGCTGGGGATCGACCGGCGGAGGATCGATGCAATTACCCGACGACTACCCTGAGCAGCTCGCCGACCTCGCGGGCGTCCTGTTCGAGCGGCTGCGGAAGCGGGGCATCCCCGACGCGGACGTGATCGCCAAAGAGCAAATCGAAGACGTGCGCGCGGCGATGGGCGGTGGGCTGATTTATTTGCCGAAAGGAACCCGGTACGATAACCGTCGTCGCAACGAAGCGATCTGGCGCGAGCACACCCGCAACGGGGTTGCTCCCGCCCAACTCTCGCAGCGCTATGGCCTGAACATCGTCACGATCTACGAGATTCTGGCCACCGAGCGCGCAAAGCGGCAGCCCGCCTTGTTTTAATGCCCCGTTAAACCCTCCTTAATAGCCCCGCTTGATTGGGTTTGTGATCCTCCTTTCCACGCGGAAGGAGGAACCTCATTTGACCGATTCGGCGCGGGCTATCGTCAAGCACGCTATCCATGGCCTGGTAACGCCCTTTGCCAGTCCGCGATAGCTCGCGCCGAATCGGTCAAATCCACGGTCATGGCCCGCAAATCCCGCTCATCATCGCTCAGTGTCAAGCTCAGTGCCGCCGCCATCGCCGCTGCCGTGGCGGTGCGGGTCGGCGATAGCGGGATGTCGGTGTCCGAGGCGGGCGTGGCGCTGACGATGCAATTCGAGGACTGCCGCGTCGCCGTGTACCGCGATCCGGTTGGGCTGCCCACCGCCGGCTGCGGGCACCTGGTCACCGGCGACGACCGCTACCGGGTCGGGCAGAAACTCAGCGAGGCCCAGATTCAGGCGCTCATCGTCGAGGACCTGGAGCCGTCCGTCGAATGCGTGAATGACGCACTCGACGAGAAAAAGACGACACAAGGGCAGTTTGATGCGTTTGTGGACCTGGCCTACAACATCGGTTGCAGCGCGTTCCGCCACTCGACCGCGCTACGCTGCCACCTCGCCGAAGACATCGCCGGTGCGGCGCGCGGCATTGCGATGTGGAACAAGGCGGGCGGTCGCGTGCTGTCTGGCCTGGTCCGGCGGCGGGCTGCCGAGATTGCGCTGTACCGGAGTTCTCCATGAATGACCTGTTCGATTTCAACGCTCTCATCCAGTTCGTGAAAAACAACTGGGCGCCGCTGTTTGTCGCGGCGGTGCTGATGCCGTTCGTGCTGAACCTCGCGACCGGCGTGTGGCGGCGGATCTGCAACCGCTTTCTGACCTACCCGACGTTCATGCGGGGCGCGATTTACGTGGACTGCGTCACGCCGTCGGGGGGGTATTACCCGCGGCTGCGCTGCATCCGCAACGGTTTGCTCAGCGTGACGATGGAAACCCCGGAGGGGGCGACATTCCTGGTTTACAACAAGGAGCTGCGGGATGGCTGGGTGCTCCCGATCCTTTACGACCCGATGCTGCCGGATCGGCGGGGCGATGATCCTGTGGCTTGGGATGATCCTGGTGACTGGCGTCGCTGGCTGTACGACGGCGATGAGCTGCCGCCCAGCGGCAAAAATGAAGACGTGCGCCACATGCTTTCCGAGCGGTGGCGTCCTGGAAGCGATTGAAAGCGTCGGCTTGGTGTGTGAGAGGGCATTCTGATGAAAAGCATTCTGATTTCGCTGTTGATCCAGGTCATCAAGCGGTTGATCGGTTCGACGAACTGGGCGGAGATTTTCCAAGCCGTGGCCGATGCGGCGCTCACTCCAGGGTTGAGCGGCGCGGAGCGGCGGCAGCGCGCGCTGGACCGGATCGAGACGGAAGTCGAGGCCGTGGGCGACTCACTGGTCAATCTCGCTATTGAGGCGGCGGTGCAGCTCGTCAAATCGAAAAAAGCCGGCTGATCCGAAATGAGCATGACGCTCTCAATGACGGCGGCAGAATGGCTGGGGGTGCTCGGCTCCTGCCTGTGCGCCTTGATGATGTCGCTGTTCGCCATGGGCCGGCTGTTGCTGTCCCAGGTCCAAAAGCGCCTCGATGAACGCTTCTCAACCATGGAAGAGTCCCGCGCCCACGCCGCCGAGCAGTGGCGTAACAGCTTCGCCGCGCTGGAACACAACGCCGCCGCCACCGAGCGCCGTCTCACTCAGCTGCTGATCGACCTGCCGCTGCATTATCAGCGCCGCGAGGACGCCATCCGCCAGGAGGTAGCCATCATCCACCGCCTGGACGCCCTGTCCGACCGCATCGGCTCCGCCCTGCACTGCGACGCCAGCCATTGCCCGGTCACCGCCTCGCTCCACCTTCCGGGAACGCCTTAAGATGAGCCTCTTGCCGTTCGACCCCGAGAAAAGCCACCGCGAAACCCTGCGCTGGCTGGTCTTGTTGACGCTCAATGCCGCCCGGCCGCTGGGCGCCGGCGAAACGCTGGTGCTGGAAACCGTGCGCCAGGCCGTGCCCGACTGCACCGCCCGCGAGCTGCGCAACGAGCTGGACTACCTGGCCGAGCGCGCCTTGATCCACCTGGACGGGCGGGATAGCCCGCAATGGCGGGCCAAGCTCACCCACCACGGCGCCGACATCGCCGAATACACCGTGCCCTGCGAGCCGGGCATCGCCCGCCCCCCAAAATACTGGGGGGGATGATGGCCCCGCCCTCGAAAGTGGCGCTGTTGCCGGACGAGGTGCGGCGGGCGCTGGAATCCCGTCTGATCCAGGGGGCGTTTTCCGGCTATGAATCCCTGTCGGACTGGCTGGAAGAGCAGGGCTACGAAATATCCAAGAGTGTCCTGCACAAGCACGGCCAGAGCCTCAAGCGCAAGCTGGCCGCCATCCGCGCCAGCACCGAGGCCGCCCGCCTGATCGCCGATGCCGCCCCGGACGAGGAAGACCGCCGCTCGGAGGCGGTCATGTCGATGGTGCAGACCGACATGTTCGCCATGCTGGTGGCCTTGCAGGAAGCCGAGGACGCCGACCCGCAGGAGCGGATCAAGCTGCTGGGCAACGCCGCCCGCGCGATTGCCGACCTGAGCCGCGCCAGCATCAATCAAAAGCGCCACGCCGCCGCCGTCCAGGCCAAGCTCGACGCCCTGTTGACGGAGGCGCAACACGGCCAGAACGCCCTCGACATCCAGACCCTGCAACGCATCCGGAAAGAGGTCTATGGCCTCTCGGCGTAAGGCGACCCCCTCCTCCACCGAGGGGGGCGCTTCCCCTTCCTCTCCTTTTCGAGGAGGGGTGGCGCGCGGCGCCGGGGTGGTTTCTCCCCTGGGAGCGATTCTCTATCCCTACCAACGGCGCTGGCTGGCCGATGCCGCCCGGTTCAAGATCGGCATGTTCGCCCGCCAGACCGGCAAGACCTTCACCGCCACCCTGGAACTCGTCCTCGACTGTCTGGACGCCGAAAGCCGGGGGCAAAAGCGCCGCTGGGTCATCCTCTCGCGCGGCGAACGCCAGGCCAAGGAAGCCATGGAAGAGGGCGTTAAACGGCATTTACAGGCGCTTTCCATCGCCTGCGAAGTCCTGGAAAAACCCTTCGACCCGCACGCCAAAGCCCTGGAAATCGTCCTGCCCGGCGGCTCGCGCATCACCGCGCTCCCGGCCAACCCCGACACCGCGCGCGGCTTCTCCGCCAGCGTATTGCTCGACGAGTTCGCCTTTCACCAGGACAGCCGCAAAATCTGGCAGGCCCTGTTTCCGGTAATTTCCGCCGGCCACCGATTGCGGGTGGTGTCCACCCCCAACGGCAAAGGCAACAAATTCTACGAACTGATGACCTCCCAGGAACTGGCCGGCGCGTGGTCGCGCCACGTTGTGGACATCCACGCCGCCGTCGCCGACGGCCTGCCCCGCGACATCGCCGAACTCAAGGCCGGTATCGGCGACGCCGACGCCTGGGCGCAAGAGTACGAATTGCAGTGGTTGGACGAAGCCAGCGCCTGGCTGTCGTTCGCGCTGATCGACGCCTGCGAGCACGACGACGCGGGCGACCTCGGCCGCTACGCCGGCGGTCCCTGTTACGTCGGCGTGGACATCGCCGCTCGTCATGATCTGTACGTCATCTGGGTGCTCGAAGCGGTCGGCGACGTGCTTTGGACGCGAGAAATCATCGCTCGCCAGCGTATCTCCTTCGCGGAACAGGATGCCCTGCTGGACGCCGTGTTCGCCCGTTACCGGGTGGTGCGCTGCGCCAAGGATCAGACCGGCATGGGCGAAAAGCCGGTGGAGGACGCCAAACGCCGCTATGGCGCGATGCGGGTCGAGGGCGTGCTGTTCACCGGCCCGGCCAAGCTGGAGCTCGCCACGGTCGGGAAAGAGGCGTTCGAAGATCGGCGCATTCGCATCCCGCGCGGCGATCCGGCGGTGCGAACCGATCTGCACAAGCTGCAAAAAGTGACCAGCCCCACCGGCGCGCCGCGCTTCGTCGCCGAATCCGACGCCAGCGGCCACGCCGACCGCGCCTGGGCCTGTTTCCTGGCGGTTTACGCCAGCCAGCACGTCGTGCTGGCCTTCGACGAAATCCAAACCGCCGGCGCATCCTTTCTCGGCGCGCGGGCCTTTGCGGACCGCCCCGGCCGCGACCTTCCCCCCGACGGCGGGAAAAAGGTCGGATGGGGCACGGTCGGCGGCGCCCACCTCACCCAAGGCTGGTAAGCATGTTCAACGGCATCAAGCGGCTCCTCAGAACCACGGCCGACTTCCTCGCCCCGTCCCGCGCCGAGCAACCGGTGTACGGCGAAATCGCCACCACCCTGGACGGCCGGGACATCACCCGAGGCTGGATCGTCGCCGACGGCCGGCTCGACCCGCAAGACCCGATCCTGATGGCGCAGGGCGGCGGCCGGTACGACCTCTATCGCGCGGTCATGAGCGACTGGCAAGTGCGCAGCACCTTCCAGCAGCGCCAGCTGGCCCTGACCGCCTGCGACTGGACGGTGGAGGCCGGCGGCGACCGGCGCGCCGACAAAAACGCCGCCGCGTTTCTGGAAGAGATGCTCGACCAGGCGGGCTTCGACGACGCGACCCAAGGCATGCACTTCGGGGTGTTCTACGGGTTTTCGGTGGCCGAATGCCTGTATGCCCGCGACGGCGGGACCGTGGCCCTGGACGCGATCAAGGTCCGGGACCGGTCGCGTTTCGTTTTCGCCGGCAACGGCGCCCTGCGGCTGCTGACCCAGAAGGACGCCTTTAATGGCGAGGCCCTGCCCGCCCGCAAGTTCTGGGCGTTTCAGACCGGCGCCGATCACGACGACGACCCCTACGGCATGGGCATCGCCCACTGGCTGTACTGGCCGGTGCAATTCAAGCGCGGCAACATCAAGTTCTGGCTGATCGCCGCCGAGAAGTTTGGCAGCCCCACCGCCGTCGGCTGGTTCCCGCCCGGCACGCCGGTCGAGGACCGCAACCGGCTGCTGGCGGCGATGAAAGCGATTCGGACCGACTCCGGGCTGATCCTGCCGGACGGAATGCGCGCCGAGCTGCTGGAGGCCAAGCGCGCCGCCGGGCTGGATTACGAGCGGCTGGCGGTGTACATGGACCAGGCCATCGCCAAGGTCACGCTGGGGCAGGTGATGACGTCGGAAGCGGTCGGCGGGCAGTACAAGGCCGACGTGCAAAACGAGGTCCGGCGCGAGCTGATCAAGGCCGATGCGGACCTGCTGTGCGAGAGCTTCAACCGGGGTCCCGTCCGCTGGCTGACCGACTGGAATTTTCCCGGCGCGGCCCCGCCCCGGGTGTTCCGCCAGACCGATCCGGCCGACGACCTGAACGGCCGCGCCGAGCGCGAGCGCAAGATTTTCGACCTCGGCTACCGGCCGACCCTGAAAGACGTGCAGGAGGTCTACGGCGGCGAGTGGGAAATCGTGCCCAGCGCCGCGCCGCCCGTGCCGGACCCCCCGGCCCCGGCGCCCTCCCCGCCCGCGTTCGCCGCGCCGCCGGACGCCACCGACCCCACCGCGCCCCTGGTGGAGCGGCTGGGCCGCGAGGCCGACCCGCTGCTCGATGCCCTGCTCGAACCCGTTCGGGCGGCGCTGGAGTCGTCCGCCGACCTGATGGCCTTCCGGGACAGCCTCCTGACCTTGTACCCCGATCTGGACGGCAAAGCCTTCGCCGAACTGATGGGGCAGGCGCTGGCCGTCGCGGATGCGGCCGGGTACTGGGAGGCGCGGGCGTGACGAACCCCACCGGCGCCGCGCGCCACCCCTCCTTACCTCCTTACCTCCTTACCTCCTTACTCAAGGGGGGGAATGCAGAACCGCGCGTCTGGCCGCATTTCCCCTCCTCGGACAAGGAGGGGTGGCCCCGTCAGGGGCCGGGGTGGTTGGATCGGAGTTCCCCCTGATGCCCGTTGACTACGGCTCGCTCCCTTTCGCCGAGGCGCTGGCCTTCTTCCGCGCCAAGCTGAACCTCCCGACGCAGCGCTGGGACGACCTGCTGGGCGCGGCCCACGACCGGGCGTTCGTGGTGGCCGGGGCGATGCAGGCCGATCTGTTGGCCGACCTGCGCGCCGCCGTCGATTCCGCCCTGGCGAACGGCACGACCTACGAACAGTTCGGGAAGGACTTCAAGAAGATCGTCGCCGAACGCGGCTGGACCGGCTGGACCGGCGAAGGCTCGAAGGCCGGCGAAGCCTGGCGGGCGCGGGTGATCTACGACACCAACCTGTTCGCCAGCTACAGCGCCGGGCGCACCCGGCAGATGAAAGAGGTCGCGGAGCGTCGGCCCTACTGGCGCTACCGGCACAGCCCGGCCAGCGTCGTGCCGCGCGCGGAGCATCTGGCCTGGGACGGGGTGATCCTCAAGCACGACGACCCGTGGTGGGCCACGCACAGCCCGCCCAACGGCTTCGGCTGCAAATGCTTCGTCGAAACCCTGGCCGAACGCGACCTGAAGAAGCAGGGCCTGGAGGTCACCCCCACCGCCGACATCCCCTACAACCGCAGCGTGACGAAGGTCAACCCCGCCACCGGCGAGGAATACACCGTGCCGGAGGGCGTGGACCGGGGCTGGGACTACGCGCCGGGGGCGAACCGCGCCACCCCGCTCTACGACCTGATCGCCGGCAAGCTGCCCGCCATGGACGCGCCGCTGGGCGCGGCGATGTGGGAATCCATCAAGGATGCGGTGGCGATGGAGCGGCAACTGGCGTGGTGGAACGCGCTGGATGAGTGGCTGAAATCGGGGAAGCGGGCCAACCGCTTGGCGGTCGTGGGGGCGCTGGCCCCCGATACGCTGGCTTGGCTGGATTCAGTCAAAAGCATTCGGCCGCTGACCGCCGAGATCGCCGTGCCCGACAGCCTGGTTTTGGGGCCCAAACAACGCCGACACGCCGATGCGGGCAATGCCTTCTCTCGCGAAGAATGGCGAAATCTTCCAGGAATGCTGGCCGCTCCAGAGCGGATTCTGTTCGATACCCGCAGCGGTAAGCTGCTGTATATCTATCCCGCCGGCGGCGCAGATAAGGCCAAGATGGCGGTGGAGTTCGATTATCGACGGTCGCGCGAGCAACAAATGGCCAACGCTGTCGTTTCCGCGTTTAAGACCCGGCAGGCAGATATTGACGGCATGATCAAAGGCGGGATTTGGGAGATCGTCAAGTGAACGGACGGGAGGTCGGCAGTTCCTCCATTCATCGACGAGGACTCGTCCAGGTCTGTGGAAGCCATTCCCACAGCTCGCCCGTTCACCGACTTGATTGCTTAGATACCCCAACCCCCAGGAAAATTCAACATGGCCGGCGCTTCCGCCCCCATCGACATCGAAATCGACGACCGCGAAATCCGCGACGGCCTGAGAGCGCTCCGAGACAAACTGGGCGACCTGCGGCCGTTCTACCAGGACCTCGGCGGAGCGCTGCTCGACAGCACCCGCCGGCGCTTCGAGACCCAGACCGCGCCCCACGGCTCGCCCTGGGCGGCGCTCTCGCCGGGCTACAAGCAGCGCAAGAAGAAGCACAAGGACTTGGTCCTGACGCTGGACGGGTATCTGCGCGGCACGCTCGACTACCGGGCCACGAAAGACGAACTGCGGGTCGGCACGCCGCTGACCTACGGCGCGGCCCACCAGTTCGGCCGGCCGGAAATCCACCTGCCCGCCCGGCCGTTCCTGGGCCTGTCGGACGACGACCGCCAAGACGCGTTGGACATCCTGGCGGAATGGCTGCAAGCCGAATGATGCGCTAACCCCGGTTTAACGCTCAACTTTTTCCCGTTTCATCCCATAAACGGGGACGTTTACGCGCCAAAATCGCCGGTTTTTGGACCGGCCGGCCGCGCGAGAGGCCGATTTAAGCCGCGCAACCCCCGCCGCCGCTACCTTACCCCTCCAAAAAATCCTTAAACGCGCCACGGCGTTTTTAAACGCGGTCTGGGGGATTGCAGGGCGGTATCCCTGCCCGGATAATCGTCCGTGCCCCCGACAGGGCGTAAACCCCCCTCAAATCCGCTTTTAAAGCCCTTTAATATCCCTTTCCCCGCGCGCTGGGCATCCTGCCGCCCATGACCGCGCTCAGCCCCCTGCATATTTTCACGGTAGGCGCCTGGACCGACCTGTCCGGTCGGGCGCTGACCTTCGGCGCCGCCGACCTGGCCGCCACCGCCGCCGCCTACGATCCCGCCAAGCACGAAGCGCCGCTGGTGGTGGGGCATCCCGCCACCGACGATCCCGCTTACGGCTGGGTGGCGTCGCTCCGCGCCACCGCCACCGACCTGGAGGCCACGCCGCGCCAGGTCGACACGGCCTTTGCCGAGATGGTCAACGCCGAGCGCTTCAACCGCATTTCCGCCAGCTTCTTCCTGCCCGACGCCCCGTCCAACCCGGCGCCCGGCGTGTACTACCTCAAGCACGTCGGCTTTCTCGGGGCGGCGCCGCCGGCCGTCAAGGGCTTGCGCAAGCCCAGTTTCGACCTGGCCGATTCCGAGGAGTCGGTCACCGTCGAGTTTTCCCTTCATCCATCCAGCGACGAGGCCCCCACCGTGCCCGATACCCCGAAGACCTCCCCCGGCGCCGAAGCGCCGCCCGCGCCGCCGGCCGACTTCGCCGCGCAACTGAGCGCCCTGGAAGCCAGCAACGCGGAACTGCAACGCGCGCTCGCCCGGCGCGACGCGGAAATCGCCGCCGAAAAAGCCAAGCAAATCCAGGCCGACAACGCCGCGTTCGCCGAAACCCTCGTCCAGGAGGGCCGGCTGTTGCCGCGCGATAAAGCCGGCGTGGTCGAGTTTCTGGCCGCGATTCCCGCCGAACGGGTCATCGAGTTCGCCGACGGCGGGCAGGTCGTCAAGCCGACCGCGCGCGCCTGGCTGGACGATTTCCTGAAGCGCTTGCCGGTGCAGGTCGATTTCGGCGAGCGGACGGCCGGCGCCGCCCCCGAAGCCGGCGTGCAGTTCGCCGCTCCACCGGGCTACGACGTGGACGCCTCGCAGCTCGCGCTGCACCGAAAGGCGCTGGCCGCCGCCCGCGACAAAAACATCCCTTACGAGCAGGCGCTGCGCGCCGTGCGAGGTTAAGTCATGGCCGCTACCAGTCTCCCGTTACTCGTCCGCACCGTCATCGCCAGCGGCGCGATCGCTCAAGCCCGCTTCGTGACGCCCGCTGGCGCGCAAGCCGCCGCGGGCGAAAACGCGCTGGGCGTGGCCCTCGTGGCCGCCGTCGCCGCCGATAAGGCGCCGGTCGCCGTGCTGGGGACCGCGATCGTCGAAGCCGGCGCGGCGGTATCCGCGGGCGCCACGATCAAGGCGGACGCCAACGGCAAGGCCATCCCCTGGGCCACCTCCGGCGCCAAGATTGCGCTGGCCCTGAGCGCGGCGGCCGCCGATGGCGACACGATCGAAGTGCTGCTCATCCCCAACGTCGCGTAAGGACTCCCCATGCCTCAGCAAACCCCTTCTCAAGCGCGCGTGATCGATCCGATCCTGACGACCGTCGCGCAGGGCTACAAAAATTCGGCGTTCATCGGCGATGCGCTGTTCCCGCAAGTCCCGGTCGGGCAACGCGGCGGCAAGGTGCTGGCGTTCGGCAAAGAGGATTTCATGCTCTACGCCACGGCGCGGGCGCCCGGCGCGAATACCAACCGGGTGCAGTACGGCTACGCCAGCAGCCCCTACGCGCTGGAGCAACACGCGCTGGAGGGACAAGTCCCCTTCGAGATGATGGAGGAGGCCCGCGCGGCGCCGGGACTGGATCAAGGGACTATTGCGGTGCGCAAGACCCAGAACATCATCGGCCTGCGCAAGGAAAAGGCCATGGCCGATCTGGCCACCGCCGCCGGCAACTACCCGAGCGGCAACAAAACCACCCTCTCGGGCACGGCGCAGTGGTCGGACTACAGCAACTCCAGCCCCAGCGTCGCTATCGAGACCGCCAAGAACGCGGTGCGCGCCAAGATCGGCTTGCGCCCGAACACGGTCGTCCTGGGCGCGGCGGTGTTCTCGGTGCTGAAACAGCACCCGGCCCTGCTCGACCGGATCAAGTACACCGGCCGCGACGTGGTGACCACCGATCTGCTGGCGGCCCTGTGGGAGGTGGATCGGGTCCTGGTCGGGGAAGCGGTCTATGCCTCCGATGCCGGCGTGTTCTCCGACGTGTGGGGCAAGTTCGCGGTGGTGGCCTACACCGATACGTCGGGCATGACGGATATGGGCGTGCCCAGCTACGGCTACACCTACCAGCTGCGCGGCTATCCCATCGTCGAGCAGTCCTACCAGGACCGCAACGCCAAGAGCTGGATCTACCCGGTGACCGACGAAGTCGCGCCGGTCATCGCCGCCAGCAGCGCCGGCTATCTGTATTCGGCGGTCGTGGCCTGACGCATGAGCTACGCCACCGTCGCCGACCTGGAGGACGCCTTCGGGGCCGCCGAGATCGAGCAACTGCTGGGCGCGGATCGCACCGCCGACGCGGTGCTGGCCCGCGCCGACAGCGCGATCGACGGCTATCTGGCCGGCCGCTACGCCACGCCGCTGACCGCGCCGCCGCCGGTGATCGTGGCCACGGCCTGCGATCTGGCCCGCTACTGGCTCTTTGACGACGCCGCCCCCGAGCGGGTCCGCCAGGCGTACACCGACGCGGTGACCTGGCTCAAGGACGTGGCGGCGGGCAAGTTCGTGCTGGCGCTGTCCCTCGCGGCGGCCGAGACCGTCGCGGTGGGCGCTCCGGATTTTGCCGCGCCGGATCGCGTGTTCGACGCCGACACCCTGGTGGACTACTGATGCTCGACCTCGCCGCCGCCCGCGACCGCCTGGCCGCCGCCCTGTCCCCGGTGCCGGTGGCCGGCGCCGCCGATCTGGCGGCCTTGCTGGGGGGAGCGATCCGCGCCACGCCGGCCGCCTGGGTCGTGCCGCTGGCCGAATCCGGCGGCGCCAACGAGCTGATCGGCGCGCTGCACCAGCAACTGACCGTCACCGTCGGCGTGGTCGTCGCCTGCCGCAACGTCGCGGACGCGACCGGCGACGCGGCCATCGCCGAGCTGACCGACCTGCGGCGCGCCGTGCGGGAGGCGCTCCTGAACTGGACGCCCGCCGACCTGCCCGGCGGCGAGCCGTTCCGGTTTCTGCGCGGCGGCCTGCTCAGCTTCGCCAACGCCATCGTCTGGTGGCAAGACCAATTCCAAGTGCGCTACACCCTGAGGGCTGCCTGATGGCCAAGTATTTCCGCAAAAAGATCCTGCTCGCCAAGACCGAAGTCACCTATGGCGCCGACCCCACGCCCACCGGCGCGGCCAACGCCATCCTCACCAAGGACCTGCAGATCAGCTTGATGCAGGGCCAAACCGTGCAGCGCGGCACCGACCGCGAGGTGCTGGGCAACGAGCTCTCCTACCACGTCGCGCCCTACACCACGCTCAGTTTCGGGGTGGAGCTGGCCGGGTCCGGCGCGGCCGGCGACGCCCCCGCCTGGGCGCCGCTGCTGCTGGCCTGCGGCTTCTCCGAAACCCTCACCCCGAGCACCGACGCGGTTTATGCGCCGATCAGCAGCGCCTTTCCCTCGGTCACGCTCTACTACCACCAGGACGGCCTGCTGCACAAAGTCACCGGCGCGCGCGGCACGGTCAAATTCGGCCTGTCGCCCGGCGGCATCCCGACGATGAACTTCACTTTCACCGGCCTGCGCAACGCCCCCACCGACACCGCCCTACCCACGCCGACCCTGAGCGCGTTCCAGACCCCGGTGCCGATCACCGCCGCGGCCACGCCCACGTTTTCCCTGCACGGCTACGCGGCCACCATGGGCGGGTTCAACATCGACCTGGGCAACAACGTCACCTACCGCAACGTGGTCGGCGAAGAGTCGGTCCACGTCGTGGACCGGGCGCCGAAAGGGGACGTGTCCATCGAAGAAACCGCGCTGGCCACCAAGAACTTCCACGCCATTTGCGCCGCCCACACCACCGGCGCGTTGCAGATGATCCACGGCGCCAGCGCCGGGAACATCGTCCAGATCGATGCGCCGGTGGTGCAGCTCCTGTCCCCGAGCTACGCCGACTCCAACGGCATTTTGATGCTCAACATGCAGCTGGCGTTGATCCCCGGCGCCGGCAACGACGAATTGACCCTCACCGTCCGCTAACCCGCGTTTCCCGAGGATTTCCATGGCCTTTATCGTTTCGCAGAAAGCCACCTACGCCTGGACCGTCAACGTCCACACCCCCGACCCGGCCAAGCCCGGCAAGTGGAAAACCCAAACCTTCGTCGGCCATTTCAAGAAAATGCCGGACGCGGAATTTCGCGAGCGCCTGGGCGCCCTGACCGAGAAAGACCTGGACGACACCGAGCGCTACCAGCGCGAGAACGCCTTTTTGGGCGAGTTCCTGCTGGGCTGGGAAGGCGTGAACGACGAATCCGGCCTGCCGATCCCGTTTTCGCCCGAGACCCGCGACGCCCTGCTGGACATCACCGAAGTGCGCGCCGCCCTGTTCTCGGCGCTGTTCGAGCGCAAGAAGGTCGACGCAAAAAACTAGAAGACGCCGCCCGCTGGTGGGCGCGCGGCGGGAGCGGCGGGCGGCGCGAACTCGAAGACGACCTGGCCTTTTTCGGGGTGTCCGCCCCGCCGCCGGCGGACGACTTCGAGGTGCTCCCGGAAAACTGGACCATCGTGCGCACGTTTATCCGCTGCGCGACCCAGTGGAACTACGCCGGCATGGCCGGGGTTCGGGTCGGGTTGAATTACCCCGGCGTGGACGCCGTGCTGCGTCTGGCCCTCCCCGAGGCCGAGCGGGCCGAGGTCTTCGCCGGCCTGCAAGTCATGGAATACGCCGCCGTCGCCGAACTGGCCCTGCACTCCGAACGGAACGCGAAACCCCGCCGATGAGCGAAGACCTCCAACTGCGCATCCGCATCAGCGCCGACGGCCGCGCCGCCATCGAAGGCATGCGCCAGGTCGAATCCCAGGTCGACCATCTGGGCGCGGCCGCCAAACAGGTCGGGGGGATGATCGCCGCCTATCTGTCGTTCGAGATCCTCTCGGCGGCCGTCCAGGCGCTGTTCCAGGCCGGCTCGGCCCTGCAAGACTTCCAGACCCGGTTTCAGGCGCTGGCCGGCAGCCAGCAGGCCGCCGCCGCGCAACTGGAGTACGTCGCGCAAGCGGCGCAAAAGATGGGGCTCGACCTCGGCGCCGCTCGCGAGTCTTACGCCCAGCTGCTGGCCCAGCAACAGGCCGGCGTCATCACGACGCGACAGGCGCGCGATCTGCTGGAAGGCTTCGGCCGCGCGGCGCAGATGACGGGCATTGGAGCAGAGCAAGTCAAGCAGTCCATGCTGGGGCTGTCGCAAGCGCTGAGTTCCGGCACGGTCAGCACCGAGGATTTCCGCCAGGCCGTGGACCCGCTCCCCGGACTCATGAAGCATGTGGCCGATGCCATGAACGTCAGCATCGGCGAGCTTCGAGATCGCCTGGCGAACGGCAAAATCGGCAGCGCCGATTTCGCGCAAGCGATGGTCAAGGGGCTTCAAGCGGCGGGGAAAGGCGCGCAGGACTTCGGCACGGGCCTGTCGGCGACCTGGCAGCGGGTTAAAAACGACTGGACGTTGCTGCTGGAGGCGTTCGGCGCCGCCGACTTCCTGTCGGTGCTAGAGCACAGCAGCTTCAACGACATGGCGGCCGCGATCCTCGGCACGCTGGAACAGACCCTCAAGGACGCTTCCGCCTTCATCCGATCGGGCTGGCTGTCCGATGCGCTCTCGGCGCAACTGACGTACATCGGCGGGTTTCTGGCCGGCGCGGGGGACGCCGTGGCGCGCCTGTTCGACGACGTGGCCCAGCGCGCCAAAATCGGGTGGGCGGCGTTCACCGAACCGATGCGCCCGCAACTGGACGCCCTGCAAAAAAATTTCCTCAAAGTCTTCACCGACCTGCCCGAATACGTCGCCAGCTTCACCGTCATCGCCGCCAGCAGCATCGATCAATGGATCATCGACGCCAACGCCGGCTGGGAGCAACTCAAGATCGACTTTGCCGCGGCATGGGACGCCATGCAGGGCAGCTTGAATCAAATCCTGCCCGACATGACCGCCGCCGTGGCCACCGCCGCCGCGCGAATGGCCGTCAATTTTACCGATGCCGTTGCCTCCATGGCCCGCGCCGTGGCCGAGATCCCCGGCGTGGGCGATGTCATGGTCGGCATCGTCCGGAAACTCGGGGAAGCCCGCGCCGCCGCCGTGGATTGGGCCCTCTCCGCGCAACGGGCCGCCGCCGACGTCAAGGCCGCCAACGAAGGCGTCGCCGCCGATTACGCGGCGCAACGCAAAGCGGTCCGCGACGCCGCCGACCAGCAGAAAAAAGCCAGCGAGGCCGCCGCCCAGCAAACCGTGCTGGAACAGCACGCGCGCACCGACGCGCGCGACGCGGCGCTCGCGCAAGCGCAAGCCGCCCGGCAGGCCGCCGACGAGGCCGGAAAGGGCCTCGCGGGGATCACCGAAACGCTGCGCGTCCAGAGCGCCCAAATCGCCAAAAATGCCGAGGAGTGGGCGAAGTACGTCAAAGCTCTAAAAGATCGAGACTTCGGCGCCGGGATGAACCCCGTCGAACAAGCGGCGCAAGAAGCCGGAAGGCTGGGCCAGGGGCTGTGGGCGCAAAAAGAGGGCGAGGCCCTGGCGCGACTGGCCACGGCGTACAAAGACTATACCGAGGCGCTAGCGGCCCATAACGTCGCCGCCGCCGAGGCCGCGCGCCAGAAAGCGCTGGACGCGGACGCGAGCCTGCAAAACGCGACGCGACTGGCCGCCGAAGAAGCGGCCTGGAGCCAGTTGGGGGAGCGGGTCAAGGCCGGGGCCATGAGCTACGCGCAAGCCGAGGCCGCCGCGCGCGCGGCCGGAAACGCGGCCGTGGCCAACCTGCAAAAGCAGGAGCAAGGCGCGACCGCGATGGAGACCGTCGGCCGGTTGCAGCGCGACTACGACGAGGGGCAACAAAAAGCCGCGCAAAAGGCCAGCCAATCGCTGCAAGAAAATATCGACCTCCTGCAACTCCAGCAGAAGCTGCTGTCCGGCGGCGGCGCCGACCAGCAGCGCGCGTACATGAGCGACATGATGGAGCGGTTCCACCTGACCGCCGAACAAGCGGCGGACGCGATCGTCAAGGCCGAGCGCGCCACGCAGACCCTGACCGGGGACCTCAAGGAGCAGGTTTACCAGCGCACGATCTACAACGAAATCGAGCAATCGTCGGCCAAATTCCAGGAGCGACAGACGGCCTACCTGCGGGAGACCTCGAAGGAACTCCAGCATCAAAACGACTTGGCCCGGATGCGGGCGACGATGCAGGCCGACCTGCTCAAGGACGGCTACAGCACCGCCGGCGGCAATTTCGGCGACTTGCAATTCAAGGTCAAAATCGAAAATCAGGGGCAGGTCGAGAAGGTGTTGGCGCTGTTTAAGGACCTGTACGCCGAAATGGATAAGATCAAGGACATGGGCGGGTCGGACGACATGGTGAACGCCATGGCCGCCCGCAAGATCGCCGAATTCGACCAACAGGCGCTGGACCGCATCCGCGGGCTGACCCAGGGCCTCAAGGAACAAGCCGCCCAGCTGGCCGCCGCCGCGCCGTCGTGGTCCGAGTTGACCGGCGCGATGGACGACGGGAACCGCGTCCGGGAAACCGCCGCCGCGCTCGGTCGAGAAGTCGTGCTCGGCATGACCGCCGAGGCCGCCGCCGCAAAAGACGCGGCCATCGGACAAGCCGCGCACACCGACGCCACGCAACGCTACATCGCCATCGCAAAAGAGGCCGCCGGGTATTACAAAGACGCGCTCTCGCCGATGGAAAAATACGGCGAGCAGATCAAGCGCATCGACGACATCGAGCGGGACGCGAGGCAGCACAAGGAGGAGTTCATGCGCGTCAACAAGATGAGCGAGCAGCAGTGGGAGCAGTTTCTCAAAGGGCTGGACGCCGGGCGGATCAAGGCCGCACAAACCGCCGCCGCCGCCGACCCGATGGCGAAAGCCTTCCAGCAAGCGGCCGAAAATATCTACAACGCCTGGTCCGGGCTGTTCGAAAGCCTCTTTACCGGCGCGACCGATTCGTTTCGCGCCTTCGCCGCCCAGATCGAAACGCTGTTCCTGAAGCTGCTGGCCCAACTGGCCGCCGCCGCGCTGGCCAAGCCGATCCTGTTGCCGGTGATCCAGTTGTTGGGCGGGTCGATCGGGCTGGGGCAAGGCGAAATCGCCGCCGTCGCCAACAACTTGTTCGGCGCGGGATCGATGGCGCCGGGGGCGAGCGGGATCGGCGGGGTCGGCAACATCGGCTCGCTGCTGTCGAGCGGGTTCGGGCTGTTCGGCGGGGGCGGTATCGGCAGCCTGGTCGGCGGCGCCATCGGCGGCCTGGGCTCGCTGCTGGGCGGCGCCTTCGGCGCCGGGCTGAGCGCGGGCGGCTCGCTGATGTCCGGCATGGGGCTGCTGTCGGGCGGCGCCTCGGCGCTGGGCGTCGCCACCAACGGGATGGTCGGCGCCGGGGTGAGCGCCGGGATGATCGCCTCCACGGTGATCCCGGTGGTCGGCGCGGTGGTCGCGGCCCTGATCGCCAGCGGCGTGTTCGACAAGACCCCGCATCCGTCCAGCGTCGCTATCGCCGGGGTGCAGACCGAGGGCAGCGGGTCGCACGTCGGCTATCGGGGCAAAGGCGATTGGATCGTCGGCGATTCGGGGATGGGTTTCGGTTACGCCTACGGCCACGCCGACCCGAAGGGCGCGCAAGAGCTGCGCGACGGCCTGATGAAGATCGATGCGGCGCTGGCGCAGATCATCCCGACGGCCGACATGGCCGACGTCGCGCTCGGGCAGTACGGGCAGACCGCCGAGGGCTTCATCGCCGGGCTGCAAAACGCCGACGATTCGTCGTGGCGCTACGTGGACAGCATGGACGAAGTGATGGCGTGGTTCGTCAAGGACTGGGTCGAAGCGGCGGCGGCGCAAGGCGCGGTATCGACGCAAATCAACACCGTCATCCAGGCCATGGCCGGCAGCGCGGAAGACCTGATGAAGGGTCTGGGCGGGCTGTTGCAAGTCGGCGCCTACGTCGCCGCCGATCCGCTCCGGGATTTCGAGACGGCGCTGGCCAGCGCGAACCAGACCGCTTCGCAAGCGCTGGCCGCGATGCGCCAGAATCTGGGCGATCTGGCGCGGGCGTTCGACGGAACCAGCGCCCACGCCGAACAACTGGGCGCGGCCTCGGCGCAGCTCTACCAGGCCGAACTGGCGATGATCGAGCACATTCGCGGCCTGGTGCAGGGTCTGGCCGGCACGTTCGGGGACAGCATCGAGCAGATCCGGCTCGGGCTGATGAGCGACACGGAAAAGTTCGATTACTACATGCAGCAGGCGCAAGCCGCGCAACAGGCGATGGCCGAAGCCACCGATCCCGATCAGATTGCGCGGTTGGCGGAACAGGCCCGGCAAGCGGCGATGGAGGCGTACCAGTTGGCCACCGCCGCGCTGGGGCCGGACGCCACCGACGAACAGCGCGCCGCCCTGGCCCAGCAGTTCACCGATTTCCTGGCCGCCACCCAGCAACAGGCCACCGATCAACTCGACGCCGCCGAACAGCAGGTCGTCGATCAGCACCGCGAAACCGCGCAAATCCTGCAAGACGCGCTGCAAGAGGCCGCCGATGCCGCCGCGCAAGCGCTGGAAGAGGCCGGGAAGACCGCCGCCAGCGCGATCGGCAGCGCGGCGGACGTCATGGCCGCCGCGCTGGCCGCCGCGCTGTCCGCCGGCACGCCCAGGACCGGCGCGGCGGATGCCGCGGGCGGCATGGCCGAGGGCGGCTGGGTCGGCGGGCGCTGGAACGGGCAGTCCGGGATCGCCGGCGACACGGTGCTGACCGCGCTCACCCCCGGCGAAGCCGTGATTCCCCGCGCTCAAGCCCAGCGCCACGCCCATCTCATCAATAGCCTGATTCGAGACGACGTGCGCTATGCCGCCACCGGCGTGGCGACCCCCGAAACGCCGGAGCCGATGGACAGCCAAATCAACACCGCCGCGCGCGGCGGCGGCGGCGGAAGCGGCGCCAGCCCCGAGGACCTGGCCGCGCAACTGGCCGACTTCATGCAAGGCATCGGCCGCGCGCTGCGCGACCTGAGCGCCACCGATTACGCCAAACAGATCAACGGCATTAACGACGCGCTGGCAGACAACCTCAAGCGCGCCGCCGAACTGGGCGCGAGCGAGGAGCAACTGGCCGCGATTCGCGAGCTGGCGCAAAAGCAGATCGAAGCGTTGGACGCCCAGCGCGCCGCCGATCTGGCCGACCTGATGCGGTCCTACGAAGACGCGGCGGCCGGTTACACCCCCCTCCAACAGGCGTTATTGGACAATCAACGGCAAATCGACGCGGCGGTGGAAAAGGCGAAGGGACTGGGCGCGAGCGAGGAACAGCTCGCGCTCATTCGCGCCCAGGGCGAACGGGCCGCCCAAAAACTGCAAGACCAGCAGGCCGCCAATCTGGCCGACCTGATGCAGCGCTACGAAGATGCGGCGGCCGGTTACACGCCGCTGCAACAGGCCCTGCTGGACAACCAGCGCCAGACCGATAAAGCCGTCGAGCAGGCGAAGGGGCTGGGCGCGAGCGAGGAACAACTGGCCCTCATCCGCGAGGTCGGCGCGCAGAACGCCCAGCAGCTCCAAGACCAACAGGCCGCGCAACTGGCCGACCTGATGCGGTCCTACGAGGACGCCGCCGCCGGTTACACCCCGCTGCAACAGGCGTTATTGGACAATCAACGGCAAATCGACGCGGCGGTGGAAAAGGCGAAGGGACTGGGCGCGAGCGAGGAACAGCTCGCGCTCATTCGCGCCCAGGGCGCAAAAAAGGCAGCGGACCTGGCGGCCGCCGAGCAGCAGAAGATCGACGACTTCAACGCCGGCATGGCCGATCAGTTGGCCGCGTTCGACCGCGGCGACGCCGAGCAGGCGTTGGCCGATCTTCAAAAGTGGTACGACGATCAGCGCCGGCAAGCCGAGGATTTGGGCGCGGACGTGACCCAGATCGACGCGCTCTACGCCCGCAAGCGCATCGACCTGGCGGAACGGGCCCAGCAAGAAGCCCTGCAAGCCTATCGGGAAGGCGTCGCCGAGGCGATCCGCTTGCACGACGAACTGACCGCCGCCATCACCCAGACCCGGCAGTCCGGCGCGCAGGCCATGCTGGGGATTCGCCGCCAGCAACCGGGCTGGAACGAAGCGGCCTACCAGGCCGGAGAAGTCGAGGATCTGCGCAAGCGGTTGCGGGCCGAGACCGACCCGACAAAACAAGTCGAGCTGATCCGCCAACTGCAAGAAGCCATCGGCGCGCGCTATCAGGCCGAGGTCGAAGCCATCAACGCCACCAGCTCCGCGAGCCAGACCAAGAGCGACCTGGAAATCCGCAACGCCGAACGCACCCGCGCCATCGTCGAGAACATCCGCAAGTACCTGGACGGCCTGAACCTGTCGCAACTGTCGCCGCTCACCCCGACGCAGCGCCTGAACGAGGCCGCCCAGCAGTATCAGGCCCTGCTGGCCCGCGCCCAGGCCGGCGACGCCACCGCCGGCGACCAGATCACCCAGGCCGCCGACGCGTACTTGCAAGAGGCGCGCTCCTACTACGCCAGCAGCGGGGCGTACACCGCGATCTTCGATCAAATCCGGCAGCAACTGGAAAGCCTGGCCGGCGTGTCGTTCGCCGATCCGGTCCAAACCGAGGCCGAATACCGCGCCACCACGGTCGATCTGCAAACCCAGTCGGTGGACTTGCAAGCCCAGATCGCCGACGCGCAGGCGGCGGCGCTGTCCGAGCTGGCGGCGCTGGACGACGTGCTGACGTCGCTGCAAGACGACGCCGACAGCCAACTGACCGACACCATCGCCGGGCTCGAAGAAACCTTGCACGAAGAGACCGACCGGAACATCGCCGCCATCGCCGAGCAAAGCGACAAGAACGCCGCCGCCGTGACCGCCGCGCTGGAGCGACTGGGCGCGGACAACGAGACCGCGCTGCAAGACAACGCGACGGCCGTCGCCGCCAGCATGGGCACGATCATGACCGCCCTGCTCGACCAACTGATCGAGCGGATCAACGCCAACGGCGCCCGCCAGGCCGATACCCGACGGGTCGCCTGAGGCCGCCACCCCGCCACCCCGCCACCCCGCCACCGACGAGAGAAACGCCCATGGATCTCAGCACCAAACACCGCGACGCCCGCATCGCCGCCTCCCGCCTCCCGGCGCTGTCCGCCAGCCTGGCGCTGCTCGAACGGGAAAACCCGAACCCGGCCCGCATCGATTTCTACTCGGCCCCCGTTCCGACCCCCGGCGCCGCGCCCGCCGGCGCTCTCGTGGTGTCCATCCCGCTCGACCACGCGGCCGGGATCGTCGATACCGACCTGGTCCAGATCCGGTTGACCGTGCCCTTGGAGGCGCAAATCGCCGGCGCCAACCCCAGCACCGGCACCACGGTGACTTGGGCGCGGATCGTGGACGGCGACGGCGACTGGTTCGCCGATTGCTCCGTGTCCGACGAGGCGGGCGCCGGAGAAATCAAGCTACAGACCACGCTGCTCTACGACGGCGCGTACTGCCGGCTGACCAGCGCCATCGTGCAGGGGTAAGCCATGAGCGGGTATACGTGGAACCCCGACGACAGATCGGCTGCCATCGCCTTGTCCGGCAACAACCTGATCGCGACGGCGCTGGTGGCGAGCGGCGAATATGCGGTGCGCGCCACCGCGCCGCGCGCGGCCGGAAAGTGGTACTTCGAGGTGCTGTTGGGCAGCGCGTGTTCGTCGGGAGCGTCGTTTCAAATCGGGCTCATGACGGCATCGGCGAGTCTCGCCACGGGGGTCGGCAAGTCAACCGGGTGCGCCGCCTACGATTTGCGCGGCTATACCTTTTTGTCCAACGGTTACGTCGGGGGTCGCCCGACCGCAGCGACAAACGACGTCATCGGCGTCGCGTGGGATAGCGTGGCCGGAAAAATCTGGTGGGCGAAGAACAACGCCTGGATGCTGTCCGGCGATCCGGCCGCCGGAACCAATCCGGTCTACACCAATGCGGTTTTGACCGCCTCGCTATTTCCGGCGGTCGGTTTTTTCGGCCCCCACGCCACGGCGGGAGTCAGCGCGCTGATCGGCCAACTCAATCCGGGCGGTCTGTCGTATGCGCCGCCTGCCGGGTTTAGCGCTTACGGGCCGCCCTTGATCACCCTCGGCAGTCACTTGACGATTTCCGGCAACGGCGCGGGCCACGCGGTGGCGATCCTCGACGCGACGACGAAAGCGCTGGTGCAGACCGCCACGCCCGCCACCGACGGGTCCTGGTCCGCCGCCGTGACCGCCGGCAACTACTACGTGCTGTACTTCGGCGCCGGCTGCCAGCCCGTGGCCCACGGCCCGTACACCGTGTCCTGACATGGCGTACACCCCGCCGTCCCCGTCGTCCGCCGTCGTCCTGAGCGGGTCCGCCTACGCCCCGCCCACGCTCGCCACCTCGATCGTCCTGGGCGCGCCCGAGGCCAGCGGCACGCTCTGGGCCAACCTGCCCATCGACCCGCCGCTCTCTCTGGCGGCGAGCGTCCGTCTCGTTCTCGCGCCCGCACTGGCCGCCACCCTGCCCGCGCCCGAGATCCCGCTGACGCTGGCGGCGAGCGCGAGCCCGGTGCTGACGGTATCCCTGGCGGGCGATCTGCCCGCGCCCGAGATCCCGCTGACGCTGGCGGCGAGCGCGAGCCCGGTGCTGACGGTATCCCTGGCGGGCGATCTGCCCGCGCCCGAGATCCCGCTGACGCTGGCGGCGACGATCCGCCCGGATGTCGTGGGCGCGCTGTCCGCGAGCCTGCCGGGGCCGGTTCCGGCCGACCTGCCGCTCGCGCTGAGCGCGGCGGGGACGGTCGGCGCGGACAGCGCCGCGTTCGCGTCGTGGCTGGCCCAGCCGTCGGCCCGCCGCTGCCTGCTGGCCGAAATCCGGCACGCCGCCGGCACGCTGTACGCCTCGAATCTGGGCTACATCTCCGGCCCGTCCGACGCGCCCGCCAATATCCCGTATCCCGCCTGGCTGGTCGGCGCGCCCACGCTGTCCGAGTCGCTGCTCGGGGACGAACGGCCCGGCGCTTTGGACCTGTACAACGACGGCGCTTTGGACGCGGAATTGGACCGGGCCTACGCCGGCTGGCCGCTGACGCTCTACCTCGGCGATCCGAGTTGGCCGCGCGCCGACTTTCGCCCCGTCCTGGCCGCGACGGTCAACGATTTGTCCGCGCCGTCACCGGACAAGCTCAGCTTCGGCCTGCGCGACCGTCGCGAGCGCTTGAAGGTGGCGATCAGCGCCGCCAAGCTGGCCGACGACCGGGCCGTGCCGATCAGCCTGGGCCAGCCGTTCAACGTCGAGCCGCCGCTGACCGATGCCGCGAACCTGATTTACACGGTTCATTCCGGCGCGGTCAGCGCGATTTCGGCGGTGCGCGATAACGGCGTGGCCGTGAGCTACACCCCCAATGCGGGCGCCGGCGCCTTCGCGTTGGTGGCCGCGCCCGCCGGGCGGATCACCGCCGATGTCTCCGGGCCGTCCGCTTACGGACACGACACCGCCGGGCTGATCGAATGGCTGGCGCGGGCGGCGGGGTTGGGCGACGACGACTTGGACGCGGCCAATCTGGCGGCCTTCGCCAACGCGGCGACGGTCGGCTGGCACGGCGCCGGCGACGCCGAGGCGTGGAGCGCGATCCAGGCCCTGGCCTCGGCGGCCGGCGCGGCGGTGACCTTCACGCCCGAGGGGAAGCTGCAACTTTATCGGCTGACCGAACCGGCCTCGACCGCCGATCGCGAACTGTCTGCGGATCTGATCGAAGCCGGCAGCCTGAAAGTGGCGACGCTGGAGCCGCCCTACGACTCGGTGGCGCTGACCTACGCCCGGAACTGGACCCCGCAAGCCGACGGGCTGGCCGGATCGGTCTCGACCGCGAATCGGGACTTGTACAGCCGGGAATCCCAGACCGTCACCGCCTCGAACGCCTTGCGCGCCACCTGGCCGCTGGCCGAACAGCCCACGGTGGACAGCTTCTTTACCGGCGCGACCGACGCCCGAACGGAAGCCGACCGCCGCGCGGCGTTGCGCGCCGTCCCGCGCCGCATCCTGACCGCGACCGCGCTGACCCCCGCCTGGACCTGGCGGCTCGGTCAGACCGTGCGCGTCACCCATCCCCGCTACGGCCTGGCGAGCGGCAAAAACTTCGTGTTGATCCGCAAGACGTGGGCGCTGTCCACCGTGCGGGTCACCCTCGATTTGTGGGGCTGAACCATGAACCTCAAGATGCTGGTCGCCAACGACCTCGACCGCGCCGCGCTGCTCGCCAGCCCCGCCCTGGTGGCGACGTTGCCGGCCACGAACTTGCAACGGGCGCGGCGCGATGCCGTCGCGCGTTCGACCAGCACGGCCGATCAGGCGATTTACGCGACGTGGCCCGATGCCGTGGCGGTCGATGCGCTGGGCCTGTGGGGCCACAACCTCACCTCCTCGGGAACGTGGCGGGCGCGGCTGTACGCCGCCGCCGACGCGACCGGCAGCCCGCTGTACGATTCGGGCGCGCGCGCCGCCCTGCCCGCCAAGGCGCTCGGCGACTTGGGCTGGGGCCTCGACCCGCTGGGGGCCGCGTGGCCGATGGCCGGCAGTACGCCCCACGCCGTGCTGTGGCTGGACGCGCCGTATCTCGCCCGCAGCGCCCGCTTCGATCTGAGCGACGCCGCCAACCCCGCCGGCTACCTCGAAGCCCAGCGGCTGTACGTCGGGCGGGCCTTCGCGCCGGCGGTCAATTTCGACTGGGGCGCGAAGCTGGCCTACCAGGACGATAGCGCCTTTACCCGCTCCGAGCGCGGTTCGCTGTTCGTCGCCGCCGGCCCGCGCTACCGCAAGCTGACGTTCGCGCTCGGATGGCTGACCGACGCCGAAGCGTTGCGCCTGGGCGAAGAGATCGGCGCGGCCGGGAAGGCGGGCGACGTGCTGATTTCGCTGTATCCCGCCGACCCGAGTCCGGGGCGCCGTTTGCAGTACACCCTGGCCGCGCGCCTGGACGGGCTGCCCGAATTTTCGAGCGCCCACCCCCACATCAACGCCACCTCGATCACGGTGCAGGAGATTTAGACGATGGCCGACTGGTCCGACATCGAACACGCGGCGGGCGATACCGATTACATCGCCCACCTGAACACCCTCGTCAGCCGCTCCCAAGCGGTGGCGACCGAAGTCGAAACCGCGCGCGGCGGCGCGGCGAACCTGGACGCGCGGCTGGACGGGCTGCTGGATGCGAGCGCCGGGTTGCCGGCCGACCTGGCCGCGAACGGGCACAAGATCACCGGCCTGGCCGACCCGGTAAACGGTCAGGACGCCGCGACCAAGGCCTGGGCCAACGCGCTGCTGGTCGGCGGGGGCAGCCCGGCGTCGATCCCGATCACCGGACTGGGCGCGGGCGCGGCCACCGCCAGTCAGCTCGTGCGCATCAACGGCGCCGGCACGGCGCCCGAGGGCGTCAGTCCGTCCGGTCTGGCGGTCACCGGCTTCGGCAAGGGGACGCTGAGCGCCCTGCAACTGCTGCGGGCCAACGGCGCCGGCACGGCGCTGGAGGGGGTCAGTCCGTCCGGTCTGGCGGTCACCGGCTTCGGGGTGGGCGGCCTGAGCGCCCTGCAACTGCTGCGGGCCAACGGCGCCGGCACGGCGCTGGAAGGCTATACCCTCAGCGTCCCCGCGTTCTCGCAGAAATCCAAGAGCGGCGCCTACACGGCGGTGGCCGCCGATAGCGGGATGCTGTTGCGCCTGACCGGGACCTGGACGCTGGCCTTTCAGGCCGCGGCGACTCTGGCCGATGGCTGGTGGGCGTATCTGAGCAACGAGGGCAGCGGCGACATCGCCCTGGACCCGAACGGGGCCGAAACCATCGACGGCCTCGCCGGGTTCGTCATGTATCCCGGCGAAGCCCGGCTGGTGTTCTGCACCGGTTCCGCGCTGTTTTCGCTGGTGCTGGCGCCGTTTTATCGGGAGTTTGCCAGCAGCGGTACCTTCACTAAGCCCCCCGGTTACCGGCAGTTCGCCGGGATGATCTGGGGCGGCGGCGGGAGCGGGGGCCGGAATCTCTCCAGTAAAATTGCCGGCGGCGGCGGCGGCGGCGGCTGTACGCCGTTCGCCGTGCCGGCGGCGGCCGTCGGCACGACGGAGACCGTGACGGTCGGCGCGGGCGGGGCGGCCGTGGCCAATCCCAGCTATACCGACGGCAACGCCGGCGGCAATAGCAGCTTCGGGACGCTGGTCGTCGGGTATGGCGGCGGGGCGGGGGGCGGAAACGCGGGAACCACCGATTGCAGCACCGCCGGCGGCGGCGGCGTGTTGAGCGCGGGCACCCCCACGGCCGGCGGCGAGCCGGCCGGGGCGACCGTGGCCACCGATCAAAAAGGCTTCGGCGGCGCCATCGGCGGCGGGGTGGCCGGCGAGGGGGTGACGATCTACGGGGGCGGCTGGAAAACGCTGTTCGGCGGCGGCAGCGGCGGGCGGGGCGCGAGCTCGAACAGCGCCGGCGGGAGTAGCGTGCTCGGCGGCGCGGGCGGCGCGGGCCTTTTTGCCAGCGGCGGGTCGAATGCGTCGAACGGCGCGGCGCCGGGGGGCGGGGGCGGGGGCAGGTCCTACAGTACGACCTACACGGGCAGTTCGGGCGCCGGTGCGGCGGGCGCGTTAAGAATCTGGAGGGTGGCGTGATGGCGCGGTATGCAGTGGTACAAAACGACGTGGTGGCCAACGTGGCCGAGGCGGACGCGGCGACGGCGCAGGCGCTGGGCTGGATCGAGGCGGGGGAGGCCCAGATCGGTTGGACGCGGGTGGCGGGCGCGCTGGTCGCGCCGGCGCCGGATGTCGAAGCGCGCCGGGCGGCGCGGCTCCAGGAGCTGGCGGCCTATCGCTATGCGGTGGAAACCGGCGGGATCACGGTCGGCGGCGCGGCCATCGCCACGGATCGCGCCTCGCAAGCGCTGGTCAACGGGGCGTATAGCTATACCCTGTTGAATCCGGCGGCGCTGATCGACTGGAAAACCGCCAGCGGGGGCTGGGTACAGATCGACGCGGCGACCCTCGCCGGGATCGCCGGCGCGGTGGCGGCCCACGTCCAGGCGTGCTTCAGCGCCGAACGCGCTCATGCCGAGGCGTTGGCGGCGCTAACCACCGTGGGCGAGGTGGACGACTACGACCTGAGCACGGGGTGGGGGTGATCGACGCCATCGAGAGCTGGAGCATCGGCTCGGGCGTCCAGGCCCAGAACTGGAGCTGTTCCAGCACGCCGATTAAAGCCCCGTTTATCGTGCCTTCAATAGCCCCCTAAAGAGGTCGCATGGTTTGATAATCAAACCATCTAGCTGTTAATAATCAAACCATGCGACGCTTTACACACCCGGGGCGGCGCAAAGTAATAGGTCGGACCGATTTCGCGCAGATCGGTCATCACCGTGTCGCCGGATTCCGG